AACTCAAAGAGAGGTGGGATGGTCTCATGGTCTGCAAAGAAGACTGGGAGACCAGACATCCACAGGACTTCCTTCGTCCTGTAAAGGAATCAACCATCCCTTGGTCTCGTCCTGAGCCTGCTGATGTGTATGTTGAGATAGATTTTAAGGGAAGTGGTTACGCTCTTGAGGGATACTTCTCTCCTAATCCTGATCCACTTGAAGGACTTTACTGGATTTAACACATGGCAATTACACTAAGACAAGATAAAGGGGCTCCTCTTACTTGGGAAGAGCTTGATGCAAATTTCACCACAGTGGCTGCTCTTGCAGGGGCTGCAACTACTGCGGAAACAAATGCAGCGGCGTCTGCTTCTGCTGCATCTCTTTCTGCAACAGCTGCCTCTGATAGTGCTGTAGCATCAGCCGGCTCTGCTTCTGCTGCAGACGCCTCCGCCGATGCTGCAGCCGCCTCAGCGTTAGCGGCATCAGGTAGTGCGGCCACGGCATCTGGCCATGCTACCAATGCCGAGAACGAAGCAGATGCTGCTGCCGCCTCGGCCCTAGCAGCAGCAGGAAGTGCAACAGCCTCTTCAAACAGTGCTAATACGGCAAGTTCAGCCGCGACTAGTGCTACAAACAGTGCTAATGCTGCCAGTACCTCTGCCAGCAATGCCTCTAATAGTGCGGACTCAGCTAACACATCTGCTATTAATGCCGCTGCTAGTAAAACTGCTGCCGAGACTGCCGAAACGAATGCAGAGGCTGCACAAGCTGCGGCCGAGTCTGCAAGAGACTCTGCTCTTTCTGCTTGGGACTCATTTGATGATCGCTATTTAGGATCTAAGGCTAGTAATCCTGCAGTAGATAATGATGGAAATGCTCTTATTGATGGTGCCCTGTATTGGAATACCACTGCAAATGAGATGCGTGTGTATGACCTAGGAACCACCAGTTGGAAAGCTACTTATGTGGCTGATGATGGTTATCTGCAGAAAGTTGGCGGAACCATGACAGGCCCTCTTTATCTATCAGATGCTCCTGTAACCACACTACAAGCTGCTACCAAAAAGTATGTAGATGATGGACTAGCAACAAAAGCATCTAGTTCACACACACATTCTCTTTTTAATATCACAGATCGTAATGTCACAGAAGGGACTACTTCACAAGATCCAAATTCAGCCTCTTATCCATATATATTAACAGCACATGCTAACTCACCCACTGGAGATGGTACATATTGGTATATTACCTCTACGTACTATTCAACTAGCGGAAACATTTCACAGATAGCTGTTGAATATACCGGAAATAGAACATACACAAGATCTAAGTATAGTGGCACATGGACAAGTTGGGCTAGAGGTGATCTAGGAGAAGGGGCCACAAGATCTCTAGGATTTAATGGATATTTAAAGCTTCCCGGTGGCGGTGGAATTATGCTTCAATGGGGAACATTTAATCACCCACCAAGTGGTAATACACAGGTAATTTTCCCTACTGCTTTTTCAACCACATGTGCTAATGTTGTTCTCACGACTGTATATAATGGAGGTGCTAACAACCCTTCCGTTAATACTGTGACCAATACAGGGTTTTATTGTAACTTTAGTGGTAGCCTTTCAGTGGATATTATGTATCAAGCTATTGGATGGTAAACCATAAATGACAATAAAAGAAGCAAAACACGTTGTCCTTTGGTGGATGAATCTTTCTGGATTCAAAGGTCTTACCATGCCTTGGGCAATTTATCTCCATCCTACTCGCCTTAATGATACTGCTCTTGTCCGACATGAGATGAAGCACGTTGAACAGATGAAGAGGGATGGAGTTGCCACATTCATGATCAAATATGTCTGGTGGTCTGTTCGATATGGCTACTTCAACAACCCATATGAAATCGAAGCCAGAGAAGCTGAGAGGGGCTAATGAAAACAAGAAATGAAATCATCACTGATGCTCTTAGGAAATGTGGTGCTCTAGGTGAGAAGGAAACTCCCACTACTGAGCAATACAATGCCGGAGCGTCTGCCCTAAACTCTCTTATCAAAGCTTTTGCTGCTGATGGGATGCAGATCTGGAAGATCGAGCAAGTCGTCAAAGACTTCTCGGCTTTTACCACATCTGCTGCTGTTACTGTTGGTGTTGGAAAGACTGTTGTCACCTCGAACGTACCACTCAAACTAATTGGTGCATGGAGACAGCTCACAGCTAGTGAACTGAAAACACCTCTTGAGATTTACACCAGACAGGAGTATATGGATATCCCTGATCCTGCTGCAGAAGGGGCTCCTCTGGCTGTGTATTTCCAACCCCTTAAGACTGACGGCTCTCTCTATCTGTGGCCTATCCCCGACTCAACATGGCAGGCTGATGGGCGTATTGTTCTTGACTTTCAAGTCCAGTACACAGCTACAACAGCTGGAACAGACGTACTAGACTTCCCAGATCATTGGGAACAGACACTGATCTATAGTCTAGCCCAAAGACTGGCACCTGAGTATGGGACTCCGATTAACGAACGTAATCTTCTCACCCAAGACTCAGAGAGATTTCGTCAAGAAGCGTTGTTCTTTAGCAACGAAGAAGGATCAATCTTCCTTCGCCCAACAATGCGTAGATAATGGCATACACCAGAACTCCAGAGTTTAACAGTCATCAGGTTAAAAGGCTTCCAGTTGTAGGGAGTCACACTCTCCCTTCGTTCCTTCAAACAGGAACTGGAATGAAATACTACAACTGTATGCCAAGAAAAGTAGAGCAATATGGAACAGATCCAATCAGTATTCTGGAAAAGATTCCTTATTGGACTCCGGCGGCAAGTACAGAGTTTCCAGCAGCAGCAGTTGGGAAACTTCTAAGAGGGGCCTGGAGATCAATCTCCCCTTCTGGTGTACCACAGTATCATCTTGTTTGTGACAGTACGTGGTATTTAAATGGGACTTCTGTGGCCACTTTAGTAGGTACCTCAGGATATGTTGGTTTTTGTGATGCCACTATTGCTGGAACACATTATGTTGTGGCCCTAGAAACCCATGCCACGGCTTCTCGTGTTCATTCCTACAACACAACCGCTGGTACTGTAACAACAGTTAATTTGACTATTGGAGCACAAGGAGATCCTGTATTTCATAACGGACGTATTTATTTTTCAGGATACAGATCGCAAAGAATATACAATAGCGACGTTGGATCAACTACCTCATACACAATTTCAACAGACTTTATTGATGCTGAAATGGTGGGGGACTCCATCGTTAGTTTAGCTAAACATAGAAATCATGTCGTGGCCTTGGGACTTCGCAGCGTTGAGTTTTTCTATGATAATGCTGTTGAATATGGATCTCCACTACAAAGACAAGAATCTTACGCTAATTTAATTGGGGCTACTTATCTGTATCCTGACACTAATGCTAGGTATATGTCCGTTTCAATTGGGAATGACACATACTTTAATGGGACAGTAGATGGAGCAAACGGTATTTATAGAATCAGAGATTTTAAAATTACCAAAGTCTCCGATGCTTACCTGGACAGAATTATGAACAACGGTTCCAGAGTTGTATATAACAGCGGGTTGTTTTCTGCTGTATTCAACGGGATGCCTGTTTTGTGTTTCAGTACTTATACCCCAGGAGATATTTCTTCGTATGGCCTTTATGCTCTAAACCTTGAAGATAGTGTATGGACACAATGCTCTTTGCCTAACTCCGGTACATATGATATACTGCCTAAATTTGCTTATTCAGATCAAAACGTCACTGTTGTTTTTGGCGATGAGTTTATAACAGGTAATGTGTATGCAAGGAAATGGACTTCTTTAAACGAAGATAAAATTTCCCCAACTGGCTCTACAGTAACTTCTTACATGATTTTCGATACATTTGACGGTGGAAATGAGCTTCAAAAACACTTCAAATATGTAGATGTTATTGGAGATATGGGAGACAACACTGTATCCCTTTCTTTTACTAAAGAATCTTCAAAAGAGTCTACGACATATACTGTGGCAAATGATGGTACTGGTGATCCTATCAGATTCAGAAATCTTTGTCGAGCAAAAAGAATTAATCTAAAAATCACATTCACCGGAAAAACTCAGATTGAATTCCGAGGTCTTGATGTGGCATACAATCAAGGAAATGTGTAATGGGAATTTCTACTCAGATTACTCTCCCTTCTTCCGTGCTGATGGAACTGGCAGACAGTCCAAACACAGCTACGGCTATTAAGGATCTTTATGCCTATTTGCGCCCTGTAAAATTTGTGCCTCAGAACGTGTCTGGAATTACATTCCCTTCAGATGCTTATGGCTTCGTTCAAAAACTAGGAGGGTTTGCAGTTTGGCATTTAATGTGTCCTACCGGATATACAATGGGAATCGGGAAAGGGACATGGGGGCCTCCCCTTAAAGATATTTTTGGTGTAGACGCTGGCACTGTTATTGTTCAATGCCGATACAGAGAAAATGCTACTGGACTAGGGTATTGGATTGAAAAAGACGTAAAGGCCAGAGGAACTTGGGTTCAATTTCCTGATCCTGCTGGTCTTGCTACATATACAGCAGGAGACCCTATTTATTTCACAGGCATAACAACAGCGGCGACATTATAAACAAGGTAAAACAGTATGAGTCAGTCTTTATTTACTTCTCCGTGGGCTACTAGACAGGAATTTTTTGATCGTCTAGGAACAGCATTGGGAACTCCAATTCAGACATATAGTGCGGGGAAAAGAGGGGTTCAGGGAGATTTTTCAATTAATGATCTTCAAATGATTGCTGCTGCTACTGGAGATCCTTATGCTTATACTGACCCATCTATGGGTCAGTATGTTCCTGCTCAATATAGGTCACAGACATTAGAACAGCTTTTTCCGGGTTACTCAATTTCTGGTGGAGAGGCTGTTTTTGGTGGTGAAGAAGGAGGTTTATCTGGATTTGCTCCTTTCACTTTCAATTCAGCAAATATGCGAGATCCTGTTCAAGCAAATAGGCACCCTGGCCGGTGGTCAGGAACATTAGATCCACAAACAGGAAAAATTTCAGGATTACAATGGATTAATGAATCTACTACTGGAGGTTTTCTACCAGATCTGTTGACTGATTACGGATGGGCTATTCCATTGGCTTTTGCTGGTGCTGGTGCTGCTGGCTTATTGGGAGGAAGTGCTGGAGCTGGCGGCGCTGTCGGTGCCGGAGCTATTGAGGGGGCAGTAGGACTTCCAGAACTTGGATTAGCAACACAAACAGGACTAGGAGGAAGTATGACATTACCGACCGCAGGGCTCGGGGGATTAATGGAAGGAGTAGCTCCTGCACTTCCTTCTGGGACAGGTCTTGGCCTAACTGGAGGAGCCGGAACCGGTATCTCTGGAGGAGCTTTGACAGGTAGCCCACTACTCACTGGCGGAGGTCTTGCTTCTGGTCTTGAGGGACTTGCTACAGTTGGCGGTTCTAGCTTTGGATGGCTAGGAGATCTTGCTAAGTCAGCACTAGGTAAAGATGGATGGCTTCCTTCTGTCCTCAATGCTTTCAGCCAGAATCAACAAGGCAACATTCAACGCGATTGGGCTGAACGTCTATATCAAGATAGAGCGCAATTCCTTCAACGGCTAGCTCGGACATATACCAATCCAGAAGAATTCCTATCAGGGCCTGAGTATCAAGCACTCTCAAGAACCACCCTAGACCAACTTCAAAGACAAGATGCTGCAAAAGGACGCCTTGCTACTGATGTTCAACGTCAGAAGCTCATGCAGGACTATGCCTTTGAGTACCTTAATAAATACAGAACAGGTCTTGCTAGTGCCGCCGGCCTTACACAAACTACAGGTATTCCAGAACTGGACAAATCAGGTGCTGCAAATATCTGGGGAACCCTTAATGCACCTCTATCACAGATTGCTAGAGGGGTTACGAACGATTCCTTCGATATTGGCGGGGTCGTAGATCGAATCTTTAATCTCGGGAGTTGGTTCGAATGAACGAGCAACCACTAGATCTTAGAACAGTAACAGGCCTCTTCGGTGAGGCCTCTCCCTATGGCGCTCAGCTTTATGGACAACAACTTGGCAACCAAGACAGAATGCGTCCTATGGAAGAGCGCAAGACCCTTGCTGAGACCCTAGGTAAAGAACTAGAGAACAAGAAAGCCGAAGATCAAGTACGCCTCAATG